CAGAAAAACTTTTATTTCACTCGATTGAAGTGGGTCAGCCGATAATGGTTAGAACACTTGAAAACAACATAGAGTTATTTTCTGGAGAATTTGACCATGAGGGCAACCACGTTGTCGCTAAAGATGGCAAAATCGAAGAAGTAACTGCTATAGTTGAAGAACCAAAAACTGATGAGAATGACATTACCGAAGGTACTCCTGTTAGTGATACTCCTGTGGACGGAGGAGCTAACGCAGAAGTTCAAGCTGAGCTTGCAGAAGTTAAAACAGAACTTTCAGCTGTAAAGGAATCGCTTGCAGCAGTTCTTAAAGGACTAGAGCAATTCTCTAGCATGGGCAAAGAGATTGAGGGTATCAACGAAAGAATAGCTCTTCAAAACCTTGCGTTCAAGCAACAAAACCCTGTAACTGAACCAGCTATAGAAAACGCTGAGCCAGTTAAGGTAGATAGATTAACAATTTTAAGTAAGACTAAAAACATTTTTAAAGCATATTAATTTATGGCAACTGTAACACTTGTAGATTCAATTAAAAATACTGGTTGGGGAAATAGAAAGCCAGAATTATTCATCGACGGAATCATGATGTCTGACGCTTTCCTTAACGGAATGACGATTATAGATGGTGTAAAATCAAAAGCACAAATTCCTATTTATGAAGCTTCTATGAGCTTTGGTAACGACGTTTGTGATGTTACTAAAGGTGGAGATGGTAGCTATTCTATCTCTGAGAAGGAGATTTCCAATAACCCATTTACTTGGTACTTCTCTAACTGTAAGACCGCTCTAGAGGGAACATATCGCTCTAAGATGTTGCGCAAAGGTCAGTTGAATGAGCAAACTCTTGATGATGAGTTTAAAGAATGGCTATTCGACTACTTCGCAAAACGTATCGGAGAGAAATGTATGGAAACTGCTTATAACGAGTTGAAGGCTAAGATAACCTCTGCTTCTACTTCTAAGAACGTAGGCGAAAAAACAACTCTTGTTTCTTACTCTGCTGTTACTAAAGCGAACATCCTTACGAAGCTTGAAGAGATGTATAAAGCGTTCCCAGCTGAACTGCTTAACACTTATATGAACCAGACGGATAAGGACTATGCTCCTACTATCTATATGAACGCTCGTACTATCCAGCTTTACCAGTTGGCTATGGCTGAGAAATACACGACTACTCCTGTAGGTATCGTTGAGGGTCAGATTCCTTCTTGGATGGGCTTTAAGGTTGAGATTTGGTCTTATCTAGGAGATGGCGAGATTGTTATCTGTCCAAAAGCTAACTTCCTTTTGATTACTGACGATTTCGGTGATACTAAGGCTATCCAAACTGAGTATGAGCCTAAGACTAACAGCGAAGAGTTCTTCGGTAACTTCCGTCTTGGATTCGACTTCCGTAGAGGTGATTTGATTGTTGCTCACTTAAATGGAACGACAGCTGCTGCTTCTGCTGCATCTACGAAATAATTTTAACACTCAATAAACGAGGGGAGGGAGATTTCTCCTTTCCCTCTTTTTATTTAAATACTTAATAATCAATAATATATGGCTTGTACATTATACGATAAGACAACGTTTGGTAACATGATAAGCTCTGTTACTGGTAGCTGCAACACTGCTTTCGGTGGTCTTAAAAATATTGACTTCTACGAGAAGGGAACTGAGGATAGCTCATCTTCTCCGCTATTCACTATAGAGTTCAATACTTACGACGGATATACAAACTTTACTGAGGAAAAAACTGCAAGCTTGGACGGTGCTGTGGAGTGCGTTCAAACACTTAGCATAGAAGTTCCTAAAGCTAGCAACGCAGAAGCTGTTATGGCTTTCTCTAACCCGAATCAAAAGTTCGTTGTCAAAATCACGAACAAATCGAATCAGGTTATTGTAATGGGTAAGGAGTTCGGTGCTTCTCTTAAAACTTCTAATATCAACTCTGGAGCGCAACGAAGCTAGAGAGATTAATCTAAGCATAGAAGCTACTAGCTTGATTAATGAAGCTGCTGCTATTTCTGAACTAGAACCTACTGCTCTTAAACAGATTAGCATAGACGATTCTACTATCAGCGTATCGTTTTCTAAGAGTGCAGTTTCTAGCGCATTCAAATGGGATAACGCAAAAGGAAGCACTCTTACTGCTAGCAATGTAAACGTAGAAACTTCTAAGAAGTACAAGAACGTTGCGATGAAGATTGCCGACTTGAACGAAATGAATGGTTATATAGTTGTAACCTTGAAAGTAGCCCCAGATTCGGTAAGTATGGGTAACTCTCTATACTCTCCAGTATTCGTTAGTGGAGTTGAGCAAACTTGGATGTATAACAATACCGAAGTCGCTGTATTCTCTAGCGGTGTAGGTCTAAAAATAAATGACTAATATATGGCTTGTGTAGGATTATACGACGGAATATCGTCTATTTTGAATAACTGCGAAATCACGGCAGGAGGTATTTCTAAAATACAGATTACTCAATATCAGGAAGGTGCTACGTTCTCTGGTAACAATTCTAGCGGACTTGTTCAGTCTATCGACTTTAATACGGACGATAAGACAACGAACTACGTTGAAGCCCTAACTAACAACGATAACGGAACTACTGTTGTTGAAAAGACACTTACTGTGTTCCTTTCTGGATATGACGGAGCTAGACACACTGTATTGAACGAACTTTGCAATCCATACAAGAAGTTTGCTTTGCTTATCACATTTGCAGACGGAAGTACGATGTATTGCGGTATGGAAAATGGAGCTGTTTTAACTAGTGTTAGATTCGAATCTGGTGCTAACGCAGAAGATACGAATGGTGTTACTCTTACGTTTACAGCTAAAGAAAAGAAACATAGCAATACTTATACAGCTGCTATGGGTTAAATCGTTAAGATACATAATACACAATAAGGGAGGGGGAGGTGATGAACTTCTTCCTCCTTTTTTTTAATTCAGCCAATGATACAAGCGAAAAGAAATAGTACATTAGAAGTGGCTCTTCCTAGGGAACTGTCCTTCTTTGAAGATGATGAACTGCTTCCGTCTATAACAGGCGAGGTGGGAATAGTATTAACCAAAATAGTGGGACATAAAAAATCTACGATAGTACAGCAGGAAGAGTTATACATTCACTACTACTGCGAAAGACCTTATATGATATTCTTCGAAATAGGAGACATTCCTAGTGGGGAGTACACATTGAAGATTCTTTTCAAAAACCACTATAAGTATGTAACAATCTGTAATATACAATGAAATTATTTGACGAGATAAAGAGACGAGTTGAGCATAGTTTTGCTTATAGGGACTTAACGGTGAGTACAACTCTTTCCGAAGAACAGAACCCTGCGATTGAATCTGCGTTCACCTCTATCTATACGCCCAAGACTGGCAAGATAGATACTTACGATTATATTAAATACGGTTCTGACGATAAGCTAGACCAAGTGATAGACGCTCTTTTGTACAAGTCCGCTACTCACGCAGGTATCTTATCGAAGAAAGCTAAGATGGTGGCAGGAAACGAGCTTATTCTTGAAGGAGAGGAATCTTTAGGTAAGTCCGAAGCACTGGAGCTTAAAGCCTTTAAAAGTCGCTGTGGTGGCACAGGAAAGACCTTATACGCAGTGCTGAAAGAAGCTGCTTATCTATACGAGAAAGACGGAGCTGTAGGCTTGGATATTACTTACGATGTAGGCTTCAAGTCTATCATCTCCATCAAACCAGTAGCCCAGTATAATCTACGATGCGGACTTCCAGATAAGAATAATGAGGTTCAATATTATGTCAAGCGTGTTGGTGGTTTTAAGCGTAACAGTTCTAAGACTATTCCAGTAAAGGAAGAAAAGATACCAGCGTTCGACCTGTTGAACGAATCATCTGTAAGACAGCTTCTCTATATAAAGAATCCTCTATCTAGTTCCGAGTATTACGGTATGCCGAATTACCTAGGTGCTTACTACTTTATAGCTGCCGACTTCGAATTTGGTAAATCAATCCTAAACTCTGCTAGAAACGGATTCGCACCTAAACTGTTAGCTAGCTTTATAGGACGCAATATGTCTACTGACGATAAGAGAGTTGAAGCTGCCAAGTTCGCATCCAACTTCCAAGGCTCTGAAGGGGAACAAGTAATTCTCTCTTGGGTTAGAAAGAAAGAAGATATGCCAGAGTTTAAAACTTTGGATATTCAGAATCTAGATAAGACTATCAGCGTAATGGCTCAGCTTGACGATAGTAAGATATTAACGGCTCATAATATCACTTCTCCGACGCTTTTCGGTATTCAGGTAGCTGGTAAGCTCGGTGGTACTGGAAATGAATTAGGAACAGCTTATGAGCTTTTCAGAACGACAGAGACGCTTCCTAATAGACAACTAATTCTAGAAGCTTTTCAATCCATATTCGATAGGACTAAGTATGTCGATAAGATAAAGCTTACTATCGAGGATGTTCAATTAAACTTTGGAAACGAGAGCGTAGAAGCTACATCTCCAGAAGAATCAGTAACTAAAGAGGAATAATGGTTTTGAACACAAGTGTACTTATAATAGACGATGGGTATTTCAGAGAGAACTATCCATTACCGTTTCAGACGAACGCTAAGAATCTGGAAGCTATAATAAGAATGACGCAGAAGATACAGATGCGTTCTATTCTTGGAGATGTTCTCTATTCTGAGGTTGTTCGATATATAGAGAACCCTGACGCAGAGAATCCAGTTCACGAAGCGATAGAAGAGATAAGAATGTTACATTGCTTATATGTAGCTAAAGCTCTTTATACTTCTTACTACAAAGATGGAGATAAAGACATTAGAGACTACAATATAAGCTATATCGAGGGTGATATTAAAACCCTTGAATCCTATATGATTAGTTCAGTAAAGGCTAACGCACAACTGAGCGACTATACGCAGGTAGACAGCGATAATCCGTTTGACGATGATTATCAAAGCTACGGAACAGTTTATTACCCTAACGACGAGGAATAATGGCAGATATATATAGAGGAACAGACTTGATAATACGCTTTAGTATGCCAGAAGATTTTGACGGAAGCAATTATAGAGCAAAGGCAGCTGTTTACACGACAGACCAAAGCTCAGCTCTAACTTTCTTATCTTCAAACGGTTACAACAAAACATCTGGAGGATTCATGCTAGACGATGAGGATTTATTGCTAATGATTCCTTCGACAGTATTGGCTGGGTTGAAAGACGGAGCTATCAAGTATGTATTAAATATAGGTA